GCCCGAAGTTGCCCAACAGTTGCGGCAACTGTTGTGACATGGCCGTTGTCGCAGAGGTTCCGCCCGCCACTTGCACCGCGAAATCCTGCACCTGAAACCCGACGCCTTGGATTTTCGCGCGCGTGGCGTTGGACATATTGCCCAAAGCCCCAAGCATCCCGGTATGGGTGCCGACCTTTTCGCCGGTCGAAAGCATGGCCGCGCCGACGCGCTGCAACTCTGCCGCGTGTTGCTGTTCGGTCAGGACGCCAAGGGCAAGCGCCTGATCCAGTTCGCGCACCGCCGCTTCATATCGCTTTGACGCGGCAAACAGCGGGTCGAATGAGGCGCGCAGGTTATCGACTGCCGCTTGCGCTTTGTCGAACTCGCGGAAGGCGGCGGCGCTTTGCTTGGCGCTCTTGTTGGCCCGCTCAACGCTCTGCCCGAAAATACTATCCAGCGCGCGGCCTTGCGCCTCGGCGCTGGCAAGCATTTGCGCCTCAATCGCGGTTGTTGCCTTGAAAGCCCCCTTTTGCAGGCCTTGGTAAGTCTTTGTCCCGGACCTTTCGGCGCGCTGCATGGACTTTTCGAACCCATCAAGGCGGGCTTCCAGCATAACGACAAGTTCAGCGATTTCTGTTGTCATGGGTCAGGCCGTGAACATATCAGCATCAAACCAGCTTGCCCCGGTGGTGAACCGCTCACCGCCCGACGCCGCCCGCGCCACCGCCATTGCCGTTGCAACTGCGCCGTCAATTTTGTTGCCGCTCTTGCCCTTGTGGAACATGCGCACCCCCGCCTTATCGGTTTCAACTTGGACGTTCTCAAAGTTCCAGCGCAGCACCGGGTTGCCGCCATGCTGGAACTGATTTGACAGGATAACGCGCTCAAGTTCCTTGACCGCTGGCCCCATCGAAACCCACCCCTGCCGGAACTCCACAGCGGGCAGACCATCGGCCACAAGATCGGCCATCATGGTTCGGCCAAAGGTCGGGTCAAAGGCGATTTCTTGGACGTTGTATTGCCCGCATATGTCGCGGATTTTCCGTTCAACGGCCTTTAGATCGACCGTGTTGCCGGGTGTCGGAATGATGTATCCATCTTCGGCCCAACTCACATAATCGACGCCGTGACGGTCGCCACGTTCGCGCAAGTTGTCTTCCGGGCAGAAAAACCACGCGTGAACCTTGTAGCCAACCGCATCATCCCGCCACGCCGCGACGACGACGGTTAAATCTTCATTTTTCGACAGGTCAACGCCAAGCCAGCAGGGCGCTTGCTCCATCTCCAAATCTTCAAGGTCAATATCAAAGCGGCCCCGGTCATAGATATGCATCTCAACAAAGGGCGAGGTCGAGTTATCAAGCCAGCGGTTCAGGTTGTATTGCAGGAAGCTATCGCGCTCGAACGGGCTATGTTCCGCCTTCTTGGCCTTGTCGCGGAAGGCTTGCAGATCGGGGTAGCCGTATTGCATCCCCGGATTGACCGACCGCCACAATTCTTCATCCTGCCAATCGTCTTCCGGCTCGGCCATGAAGATCACGGGCAGGGTTGCCGGGTCTTCGATCTGGCCCTTTTGCACCCGGATCGCATATTCCACGGCCCGCCATGCAAGGTTTTCTTGGCCGCGCCCGGACGTGCTGGCAATCAGCGAAAGCGTCCCCGGCACCTTCACCAGCGCGCTATCCAAGGCGTCGTATTGCAACTGCCCCGCACGACCCGACCACGCGTGTAATTCGTCCATGATCACGACATTTGGGGTCTTGCCGTGCAGCGCGTCACCGTCTGCCGCAACGGCCACATAACGCGACCCGCTTTCCTTGTGCGCAATCAGCGATTTGTATTGCCGAACCTCAAGCCGCTTTCGCAAGCGTTGGTCGTGCTGCACAATCAGCGCGGTTTCGCCGTAAAGTTCTAGGGCCTGTTCATGCGCCGACGCCGCAGAAATAACCAACTGCCCCGGCATCCGCTCCGGCCCGATCAGGTGCAAGATATTGATTGCCGCCGCTAGGCTTGTCTTGCGGTTGCCACGCGGCAACAGCAGCACCACGCGCCGCACGATCCGCCGCCCGTCTGCATCGCGCGGCCCATAGATTGCCCGAATGACGGCCTCTTGCCACGGGTCAAGCTGGAAAGGGTGGCCCGGTGCCGGGTTCTTGGGGTGCTTGAGCATCCGCAGAAACCGCACGGCCCGCTCCCCATGGCCCATCGGGTCGGGGATAGTCTCAGGGTATTTGATCCACTCAGGGCAAAGCATTGGTCAGCCTCAGAAATTGAAAAGGTCGTCTTCGTCGTCTTCGTTGGAAACGGTCGGGCGCGAACGGCTCACCGGGGTCAGGCCCAATTCGGACGCCATCAACCGCGCGCGGTTCGAGGCGTCGGCCTGCACTGACACAGCCGGGTTTTTGCGGCTGGAAATCACGCGGCTGTTGCCCTCTTTATCCACCTGATAAATCAGTTGCACCGCGCCCAGCTTCTTGATTTCCCGGCCCATTTCCCGCGCAAGGCCGATAGCCTCGCAATAGTTTTCCAAGATACCAAGATCGGCCATGGTCAGAATTTTCCGCTCAACCAAGATCGGAAACACGCGGTTCCATTCGTCCTTGGCATCCTGCCCCATGAAGGCAGGCGCGGGCATATTCGGCAGAACATCGCGCTCAAGCTTCAAATGGGGCTTTGTGCCTCTCATAACGCTGCCTCACAGGTCAGTTGCAGGCCGCGCCCTTCGGCAAAATTGGCGCCGCTGATCTCGATCAGGTCATAAGGCTTGCCCAGATAAACCAGCCGATCGGCAAGGGTGACGGCCCCAAAGGCCCGCGTGTTGAACACCAGCCGCACCGTATCGACAGCGCCCGCCGCGCCTTCGATCCGCTCGGCCTTGGCTTCGCTCAGCTTTTGCGCCCGCAGGATTGCCAGCGTTGACCACGTTTCAACGGGCGTTCCGTAGGCGTCGGGCGCAAAGGTCGCCCGCTCAAGCCGGATCACATGCCGCAGCTTGCCCGCCTTCATAGCCCGCCCCCGCTGATCGTGGCCTCAACCGTGACAACGCCGTGCGATGTAATCCCGTCAGGGTCGCGCAAATAACGGACGGTCGAGGTCCAGCCACCCAGCACAAAGCCGCCCTCTAGCGTCACCCGGCCAGCCCGTAGCGCCTGCCGGATTTGCCAGCAGATCGCCCGCACCCCGGCCAAGGATTGCTCCACCTTCCAGACGTGCATCGTGTGATAAATCGTGACGACGCCCCCCGTCGCAAACCCGGCGTCAACCTCTTGCGTCTCGCCCAGAATGATCGACGGCGAAGGGTTGGGCTGCGCGTTGCGGTCAAGGATTGCCGCCGCTGGCACCAGCGCCACCAGTGCAGGCCGCGCAATCAGGGTGTCACGGATAGCCCGCTGCAAGGCAAGATCGGCGCTCATTTCACCCCCCGGATCGCCTTAAGGATTGCCCGCTTGATGATCTTTTCGGCAGTGCCCCGCGACAGCCGAAACCCCGGCCAAAAGAACGGCTGCGCCGGGGCGTTTGCCGTTCCAAATTCCACCAGATGCGCGTAGCGGACGGCGGAATTGCCGACAGTAATTTTCACCGCATTTTCTGGCACCAGCGAAGACCCGCCCGGCTGGCTATAAGCCGGGGTGCTTTCGCCCGGACCAGTGACGGCGATACTGTCAATCAGCGCGCCCGTTTGATGCGGGGCAAGGGTGCGCATGGTGTCGGCCATCTTCTCGGCGGCTTGCTCAAGCGAAGGCGCAACGCTTGCACGCACCTCTTGCGGGATTTCCCGCATCCGCTTTTGAAACGAAACAAGACCTACAGCCATTTCAGAACGTCCATTCCCGATATTCCGCAATGATTTCCGTGACACCGAACGGCGGTTCGCGGGCGGCTTCGGTCGTCGCCTCGCGGTTCTCATACCAATGCGCGGCCAGCATCAGGACGGCTTGCACCAAGGCTTCGGGCAGAATGTCTTGCCCGACCGATCCGAACTCTTCTTCGATCTTGAACCCCAAGCGGCGCTCAACAAAGGCTTGAGCCGCAGCGAGAACGCGGGAAAGCAGGGCGTCGTCGGTCGCCCCTAGATCATCGGTAAAGGCCAACTGCGCCTTCAGATCGTCGATTGTGCAGATAGCCATTGCCCGAAAAACTCCAATTCCCGCAAATCTCGCGCCAGTCACCCCGCGCCGGTCCCCGCCATGGGGCCAAAGTTGAAGACCACCCCCCGGCCCGGTTAGGTCGGGCTGGCTTGCGTCGCGACGATGTTGCTGTTGGGCTGGATCGTCACCTTGAGAATGTGATGTTCGCCGCTCGGATCGTCTTCGACCGAAAGGATGGTGCCGATGAACAGGCGGGTTGACGGCTTCGGGCTTGCGCCCGTGGTTGGCTTGTCCCCGAACGATACACGGAAGGCGTAGTTGGCATCGACCAAGGCCGCAGCC